TCTACGCTTATGCGATCGTCGGCAGCGTCAGATGTGTATAAGAGACAGAGTATCTTGAGTATAAAATTTTTCAAGTAACTGCCAATTCTCCTAATTCAACATTTGAAATGTTTGAAAAGAAAGGCAGAAATGTTAAATAGATATCAGCAGCCTTCAGGGCTGCTTTTTCTATACTCAAAAACAACACGAATAAGAGGTGGTGGTAGTGCCCAGAGCGCCAGACAAACGAATAGAACAAGCAAAGGCAATGTACCTGAAAGGCCAGAAATTAGTTGAGATTGCAAGTCAACTTAATTTGCCAGAAGGTACTGTTCGAAGATGGAAATTCACTGGAAAATGGGATAGCGAACGTTCGGATAAAAATAGCGAACGTTCGGAAAGAAGAAAAGGCGGACAGCTTCAAAATAAAAACGCTATTGGAAATGACGGTGGTGCTCCACCTCGAAATAAGAATGCAGTTAAAACAGGAGAGTTTGAAACTCTCTTTTTTGATACTCTAAATCCAGAAGAAAAACAGTTAGCTGCCATGGTACAGCCAGATAAAGAGCAGCTTTTACTTCAGGAGATCCGTCTTCTGACAGTCCGTGAACACCGGATGCTGAAAAGAATAGAATCTCTTCGTCAGTTAGAAGAACAGGAGTCAGAAACAGGAGATGATGGAGAAATTATCCCTTCAGGAATGTCGGTAACGGAATACAGTTCCGGTATAGAAAAAGGAAAACCTACCGAATTGAGGAAATACGAAGGAATCTTAGGCCAGATCCAGGCGATTGAGGATGCATTGACTAGAGTACAGGCAAGACAGCAGAAAGCTATCGAAACCTTGCACAAATTTGGATATGATGATGCCCGTTTGGAACTTGAGACAATGCGATTTGAATTTGAACTTCTGAAACAGGATGGACAAAACGAAGACACTGAAGATGATGGCTTCCTGGATGCTATGAATGCATCTGCAGAATCTGTTTGGGGTGATGTGGATGTATGAAAAGATATCAGTATTAAGAGAACGCCTCAATAAAATGAAACAGAACCGATCTGCAAAACAGAACGGACAGACATTTCACTTTTCTCCGTTTTCGCAAAAGCAGAAGCAGGTTCTGACTTGGTGGTGTGAAGGTTCATCAGTACACGACAAAGACGGAATCATTGCAGATGGAGCAATCCGATCAGGAAAGACCATCAGCATGTCCTTATCATTTGCTATGTGGGCAATGAGTACTTTTAACGGTCAGAACTTTGCCATGTGCGGAAAAACCATTGGTTCCTTCCGGCGAAATGTTCTGTTCTGGCTAAAGCTGATGCTCCGATCCAGAGGCTATTCCATCACGGATCATAGAGCTGACAATCTCCTGACCATCAGAAAGAAAGGAAAAGAAAACTATTTCTACATATTTGGCGGTAAGGATGAGCGCTCCCAGGATCTGATCCAGGGCATCACACTGGCTGGGGTGTTCTTTGATGAAGTTGCCCTGATGCCAGAGAGTTTTGTGAACCAGGCAACAGGACGTTGTTCTGTAAAGGGAAGTAAGTTCTGGTTTAACTGCAATCCGGATGGACCCTATCACTGGTTTAAACTCAACTGGATAGATAAATCCACAGGATATCTGGGCAAGGAAGAATCAGAAAGAATCAGGAAAAAAGCTGCAGCAGAAGGCAAGGAAGCCGGGTTAAAAGAAATCCTCTATCTCCATTTTACAATGGATGACAATTTATCCCTGGATGAAGAAGTAAAAGCCAGGTACCGGAAGATGTATGTAGGAGTGTTCTTCAAACGCTACATCATGGGATTATGGGCGGCAGCAGAGGGCATTATTTATGATATGTTCGATGAAGAAAAGCACGTTCAGAATATCCGTGATTTCTTCCAGTTACTGATCAATGGCAACAGATACGTATCCTGCGACTACGGTACTCAGAATGCGACCGTATTCCTGCTTTGGAACAAAGGAATCAATGGGAAATGGTATTGTATTCGAGAGTATTACTATTCCGGAAGAGATAAAGGCAAACAGAAAACAGATTTAGAATATGCAGACGACTTAAAGAAGTGGCTGGATGGAACAAAGATTAAAGCGATCATTGTAGACCCATCGGCCGCTTCTTTTATTGCAGAGCTCAGAAAGCGTGGCTATAAGGTCATCAAGGCAAAAAATGATGTCCTGGACGGAATCCGTCTGGTTGGAATGCTACTGAACTTGGAACAGCTCGTGTTTGCTTCTTCCTGTAAGGAAACAATCAAAGAATTTGCTTCCTACATCTGGGATGCAAAAGCTCTGGAGCATGGTGAAGACAAGCCTGTAAAACAATTCGATCATTGCCTCGACGCAACACGCTACCTATGTAGTACCATAATCGGCAATAAACTTGCCAAACTAAAAGACGTAAGGATGTGAGAAACATGTATATATTCACAATTCCAAGAGAAAAATTCGATGAACTGAACCCGGACAAGCAAGTAATTCGTCAGCTGATCAGCAAGCACATCAGCATGGTAAGCCGATTACAGAAAAATATGGCTTACTATGAAGGAAAGCATAAGATTTTAGATGATGTAGGTCGGGAGAATAAGCTCGTCTGCAATCATGCCAAAGATATTGCAGATACTGCCAGTAGCTATTTCATCGGGAATCCAGTATCTTACAAGTCAGAAAGTGATATTACAGATCTGACAGATGCCCTGGAGCTGGCAGGCGCAGATGAAGTAGATGGAGATAACGGCTTAGAACTTTCTATCTATGGACTTGCCTATGAATATATTTATACAAAAGAAAACGAAGACTTTTTGTGTATAAAGAATCTTTCAGCAGAAAACACCTTCATGGTAAAAGATGACAGCATTGAGGAAAATGAACTCTTTGCTGTCTATTATTATATCCGAAAAGATGATTCCGGACAGCGTTCAGATCATTACATGGCAACCGTAGTCACTACTAATTATAAATACGAACTGGACATTGAACATAACAACATACATCAGGAAACAACAGAACCGGCAATCCCTCATTATCTGGGAGAGATTCCAATCATCGAATATCTGAATAATAAACTGGCAATTGGTGATTTTGAGCTGCAGATTCCTCTGATCGATGCCTATAACGTTCTGATGAGTGATCGAGTCACTGATAAAGAGCAGTTCATAGATGCAATCTTGGCAATTTACGGAACATTGCTTGCAGATGAAGAAATAGAAGATGAAAACGGAGAAAAGAAGGATGGTGTGGCTGTAGCCATGAAGCAGTTGAAGAAGAGAAAAGTCCTGGAAGTACCAGACGGTGCCAAGGCAGAGTATCTGACCAGAACATTCGATGAATCTGGAGTGGAAATCCTGAAAAAGGCAATAGAGCAGGATATCCATAAATTCTCCCATATTCCATGTATGACAGATGAAAACTTCGGAGGTAATGTCTCAGGTGTGGCAATGGAATTTAAACTACTGGGGATGGAAAACATCACCAAGATTAAGACCAGATACTATCGAAAAGGCTTGAGAAAGCGTGTTCGGATCTTCTGCAATTTCCTTGGTTTGCATGGAAAAAGCATAGATCCAACCGGAATTACAATGACCTTCACCAGAGCACTGCCAAAGAATCTCCTTGAAATCTCTCAGATCGTATCAAACCTTTGGGGAAAAGTAAGCAGAAAGACATTGCTGTCTCAGGTTCCGTTTGTAGACAATGTAGATGATGAGTTGAAAGCACTGGATGAGGAAACAGAGGAGAATCTGAAGCGGCAGCAGGAAATGTTTGGAATGCAGGGAAATACTCCGCCAGATCAGACAGATCCGGATAAGGAAGAGAAGTCGCCTGAAAAGAAAAAGGATAATGTAAATGAAGAATGATTCCTACTGGGAAAACAGAGCAGCTTGGGATATGTATCATCGAATGGAAGATGCAGAACAAACAGCAGATCTGCTGGCAAAGGTATATCGAAACTCCTCTATGTTGCTTACCCATAAAGCCAAGGACATATTTGAAAAGTATATGACTAAGCATGGCTTATCAGAAACGCAGGCATGGAATTTGCTAAATACCATGCAAGACCAGACATCCCTGGAAGAACTGCTGAATGCTCTGAGAAACAAAGATTCAGATAAGACCAAGCAGGAACTTCTCCGTGAACTGGAAGCACCGGCATACCGTGTCAGGATAGAAAGACTGCAGGATCTCCTGCGGCAAGTTGACACAGTTATGCAGGAAGTATACCAGCAGGAACAGTTATTTGATACCAGTTTTTTTCAGAACCTTTGCGAAGATACATATTATCATTCAATCTATAGTATCCAAAAACGGACGGGATACGGATTTAGCTTTTCAAATATCAGCCAGAAGCAGATTAGCCAGGTACTTTCCATGAACTGGTCTGGAAGTCATTATTCACAGCGTATCTGGAAGAACACACAGGAACTTTCTGAAACATTGAAACAGGAACTACTTGTAAGCTTACTGACCGGCAGGACAGATAGAGAGACATCAGAAGTTATCATGAACCGTTGTGGTGCAGGAGCTATGCAGGCAAGACGCCTGGTAAGAACAGAGAGCTGCTTCTTATCCGGAGAACTGACCGCGAGATCCTATGAGGAATGCGGAATAGAAAAATACCGCTATCTTGCAACTCTGGACCTCAGAACCAGTAAGATCTGCCGGGAACTGGATGGAAAGATATTTTCCATGAAAGACCGGAAAGCAGGAAAGAATTATCCACCTATGCATCCGTGGTGCCGATCCACAACGATCAGCGTCATAGATGAGAATGAGTTAAGGAACATGAAACGGAGAGCCTATAATCCAAAAACAGGACGCACAGAGACAGTTCCTGCAAATATGACATATGATCAATGGTATAAGAAATATGTAAAAGGTAATGCCCAGGCAGAAGCAGAAGAAAAATCCGTCCAGAATGCTGCCGCAGACAAGAAACAGTATGAAAGATACCGGGAAATCCTCGGTAAAGATGCGCCGAAACGTTTTGCAGATTTCCAGGAAATGAAGTATAATGATTCTGAGAAATGGAGATTCACAAAGCTTGACTATCAGAGAAGAAACGAACTATTACAGCATCCGGAACTGAAACTGCCGAATGCAGAAAATGCAATGGTAGCAGATGCCAAATTTGAAAAGTATCTGTTCGGAGGATCACATCCAGAAGGACTTGCAAAAGGAGATGCTTTCTCGAGCAGACTTGGATACGATGCTGAAAACTGGAATAGCCTGAAAAAGCAGATTATAGCAAGAGCACCGCAGTATCCAGCACTAAGCAAAGGCGTAAATGGATATGGAAAACATATGTATGAGCAAAAGATTATTTTATATGGATTAAAAGGAACTCCTGCAAATGTTGTCGTTGGATGGTCTGCTGATGACAAAAGTGTAACTATGGTGAGTGCCTATATCAAGGAGGTAAAGTAGATGAAAATAAAAGAATTTGATACAGTTCTCCTGAAAGACGGAAGAGAAGGCAGCGTTATGGAAGTTTTTCCAGATGGTTCCCTGATCATAGATATAGGCAATTCCCCAGAAAGTTGGGAAACTTTATATGATAAAACAGTAGCAGATATAGAAAGAGTTATTAACAGTTCAGAAGAGTAAACATTAAAGAATAACCACCAGTCATAAATGACAGGTGGTATTTTTATACCATTTTTAAGAATTTGCGCCGGCGCAACTGGGAGGAGGTGAGCAGGATGAAAGTAAAATGCACCAAACGCTACAGCGATGTACGTCTGAACAAGATCATTGAAGCAGAAACAGTTCTGGAAGTAGATAAAGCCAGAGCTGATCATTTGGTTCATGAAGGCGTTGCCGAGATTGTAAAAGAAACTGAAAAAGCAGCAGACACGGGAAAGGAATAGGTGATCCATGCATCTCCCTTTGAGACGCGGGGTGAAGCGTCTTATTTTTGTGTCTTTTTCCGTCAGACGTAAAAGAAGCGGGTTACTCCAAAAACTGAATGGCCCGGGCGTGAAAACGAATAGGCTGGGCAGAAAGGAAATAACATGAGAAACAGATTAGTAAAAGCAATGTGCAAAGTTCCAATGAACCTGCAGTTATTCGCAGAAGGAGACGATGCTGGGACCGGAGATGGCGGGAATGGCGGCGGAGCCGGTGGAGATGGTGGTTCGGATCAGGGCGGTGCAGACAATCCGCCATCCTTTGATGATTTCCTGAAAACAGGAGACAATCAGGCAGAATTTGACCGCAGACTGCAGAAGGCAATCAACACTGCAGTTTCCAATGAACAGAAGAAATGGCAGACAATGACAGATGAAAAGCTTTCTGAAGCAGAGAAGCTGGCAAAGATGACAGAAGATGAAAAAACAAAATATCTGCAGCAGAAGAGAGAAAAGGATCTGACTGTCAGAGAGGCAGCAGTAACCAGAAAAGAACTGATGGCAGAAGCAAAGAATACCCTGGTCAGCGACAATCTTCCGGTAGAACTTGCAGAAGTTCTGGATTATACAGACGCAGATTCCTGCATGAAGTCCATGGAAAAGGTCAAAACTGCCTTCCAAAAAGCAGTAGAGTCAGCAGTGGAAGAGAAATTGAAAGGTGGAAAGCCACCGAAGAAAGCGCCAGGAACAGATACACAGGAAGCCCTTGAAAAGCAGGTATTCAATGCAATGATGGGCATTTATTAAAGGAGAGTGAATACATATGGCAATTAATACATTAGCAACAGCAACCTTATTTCAGAATCAGCTTGATAAGATTGCGGTATTGGAAGCAACAACCGGCTGGATGGATGCCAATGCCGGACAGGTAATCTATAACGGCGGAGCAGAAGTTAAAATTCCGAAGATGAGCGTATCTGGAATGGGAGATTATGATCGTGATAACGGATATCAGAGAGGATCCGTTACTCTGGAATATGAAACCAGAAGAATGACTCAGGACCGTGGACGTCTGTTCCAGCTTGATCCGATGGATATCAATGAAAATAACTTTGTAACTACGGCAGGAGCTGTCATGGGAGAATTTCAGAGAGTGCAGGTTGTTCCGGAGATTGATGCATATCGTATTTCAAAGATTGCGACAGAAACAATCACCGCCAATAAAGCTGGAATGATCGGATATTCTTATATTCCAGGAACAACAGGAACATCTGCCCTGCGTAAAGTAAAAGAGGGCATTAAGGCAATCAGAGAAGGATACAACGGTCCACTCGTATGCCAGGCAACGCCAGACTTCATTATGGAACTGGAATTGGAACTTGCAGGAAAGATTACAGCAGTAACATTTTCTAAAGGCGGCATTGACACACAGGTACCGTCCGTAGATGGCATTCCGCTGATTTCTACACCGTCCAACCGTATGTACACAACAATCAAGATTAATGATGGCAAGACAGATGGTCAGGAAAAAGGGGGATACGAGAAGGGCAGTACAGCTAAGAATCTGAACTTCTTCATTTGTCCGACAACCACACCGATCGCAGTAACCAAACAGGATATCATGCGTATCTTTGACCCGGCAATCAACCAGAAACTGAATGCATGGCAGATGGACTATCGCCGTTTCCATGATATTTGGGTTCTGGATAATAAGCTGGATTCTATCTATTTAAGCATTCAGGAGGCGGAAGGATGAGGTTGATCAGAAAAAACGTGGAAAGAGAAGCAGAGGGAGTGACTGCTCAGAAGCTGATGAATGATGGATTTAAACCTGTAGAGGTTGTATCTCAGAAAACAGCATCAAATTCTACTGATGAAGCCACGAAAAACATTGAAGAAATGACCGTAGAAGAATTAAAGACTCTGGCTAAGGAAAGAGGACTCACAGGAGTTTCCGCCTTAGCAAAACAGGATCTTATCAATATCCTGAAAGGGTGATTATATGGCAGAAGCCAAAGACATAGAAAGAGTTAAGCTCCTGACAGGAGAAACCAATGAAGAACTGATCGAAGCCTATCTGGAAGAAGCTTCAGACTTTGTAAAAGGATATACAAACAGAAGCGTGATCATTACGCCTCTGGAAAAAGCAGTGAGAGATCTTGCAGTTATTGCTTTGAACAGGATGGGGACAGAAGGCGAGACTTCCAGAAGCGAAGGTGGGGAAAGTTATTCATTTGAATCTGCTCCCAGACAGATCTATGACATCTTGAACAGATACCGTCTTGCCAGAGTGGGAGGAATAACTCATGAGAATGCGAAGAAACAGGATTCAGACTTATTATCATAAAAAGAGGATCATAACAAAGGATTCAGAAGGCAGTACCAACGAAGAATATGGTACTGCCTCATCCATTTCCGGAGAATCTTGGCCGGCATCCGGAAAAGCTCAGGCAGAGCAGTATGGTCAGCGTCTGAGCTATATCCGTAATATGCGGCTTGATGGGAAATATAAGATCAGGACAGATGAAAAAGGGAATCCTCACTATATACTCAAAGACGGCACAGACATTCAGGAGCTGGACGGAATCTGTCTGTATACAGAAAAAGACCAGAAACCGGACTATAAGATCATAGCTATAAAACCATACCGTTTTTTGACAATTGAGGTGGAGAAAATATGAGTGATGATTTGATGCAGAAATTCCCAGGACTTATTGATGCGGCTGAGGGCGGTTTACAGTCAAAAGTACACGAACAGGCTTTACGCATTCAGGCACAAGCTAAAGAATTATGTCCTGTCAGAAGGTATGGTTCCGGGGGTGGATCATTAAGACAGTCAATCCATGTTAGTACAGAACGACAGGAAGACTTGATTCACAGTGAGATATACACCAATTCAGAGTATGCATCTTATGTTGAGTTTGGCACTGGCCCCACAGGACAAGAGCATCACAACGGTATATCCCCGGACGTTGACCCTGTATATTCCCAGTCGGGTTGGATGATACCAGCTGACGCAATGTCACCAGATGATGCTGAACAGTATGGTTTTGGTATCGCAAAAGGGAAAGATGGCGAAGTCATTGGATATTATACAAAAGGTCAGGTTGCGCAGCCTTTCATGTATCCTGCTTTTGCAGAATTGAGGGATGACGTAACACAGGAAATTAAAGCAGCGCTCGAAAAAGATTTGAAAAAGGTGACAAGATGAAAAATGTAAAAGATCAGGTATATGCAGCACTTCTCACCGTTACTGAGAATGTGTCAGACACATATCCGAAAGACTGGGCGAACTTCCCAACTATTCAATATGTAGAAGAAAATAACAGCGTGTGGGAACATACTGACAACGCTGAACAGAAGGCTAAGGTGTCATATAAAATTGATATATGGCACAACCAGAGCACATCTGATACAGCCCTTGCAGTTGATGTTGCTGTTTCTGCTTTAGGTCTGGTGAGAACCTATTGCGGTGATGCACCAGATCCAAGCGGATTGAAACATAAAGTAATGCGCTATGAAGGAATCATTGATATGAGTTCCGACATAGTGTACTGGAATTAAGAAAGAGGTGAAGATAAATGTTAGCAAATGGAGCAAAACTGGGCTATTCTAAAACTGCCCCTTCCGGAAGCTCAACAACTTATACAGACCTTCCGGGTTTAAAAGAAATTCCGGATATTGGATCAGATCCGGAAAAGGTGGACAATACGGTCCTGACTGATCCACATAAGAAGTATGAAAAAGGTATCGGTGATCTGCCTGAAATGACATATAAATTCAAATATGATAATTCAAAAGCGGATTGTCCATATCGTGTGTTAAGACAGGCAGATAAAGATGGAACGACACTGTATTTTCGTGAAACTGATGCCGATAAAAGCACAATTGATTTTGCTGCTCAGGTATCTGTTAAGCGTACAGGTGGCGGTGTCAATGGTGCTATCGAATTTGAAGTGACCATGATGGTACAGTCAGATATTACTTATACAGACCCGGCATAATACCGGGTCTTTTATTAAGAAAATTCAGGAGGATATAACATGGGCGGTTTAGATGAAGAAGTAAAAAATCAGGAAGAAGAAACAAAAATTGTAGATTTGGATGAAGAAAAAAAGAAAAGAAAGCTTTTTCATTATTGGACAGTAGGTGGCAGAGATTACCGTCTGAAACTTAAAGCGTCCAATATTGAAAAGCTGGAAAATAAATATAAATGTAACGTTATGCATCTGGTGGATGATATGCCGGCATTATCTGTAATGCTTACTATCATTCAGGCGGCAATGCTTCCGTGGGAACATGGGGTTAAGTATGATGATATTCTGAACCTGTTTGACAAATATGTTGAAGAGGGTGGAAGTCAGATTGATCTGTACAAAAATGTTGTGATTCCGACTCTGGCGGTATCTGGTTTTTTTACGCCGAAGATGGCAGCGGAAATTCTGGAAGCAACAGACGAAGAATTGTAACAACTACAAGCGAATATTTGTGGGCGATTTACCCGGATGCATTAGACTGTGGAATACGGCCTGAATTATTTTGGGATTCCACCTTAAATGAGATCATGGATATGATGGAGAGTTATGTCAGATGCAGAGCAAGAGATAGGAAACAGCAGATCAGTGATAACTTTATTCTGTCAAAGGCTCTGGCACTGAACCTTTCAACCTTGTTCAATGAAAAGGCTGAACTTTGTAATCCATGGGATTTTTACCCACAAACATTCAAAGAAGATAAAGAAAATTATGAACATCAGAAGCTGGAAGCAGAACTTGCTGATTATAGGGACAAGCGCAGACGGTGGGCTGATGAATTTAACAGACGAAGGCAGCAGGGAATGTAACCCTGCTTATTTTATTGTCGGGAAGGGGGGTGAAAATGTATGGGTGATACACTTGCAAAACTGAAAGTCATTCTGGAAGCATCCACAGCTTCTTACAAGAAAGAGATGGAAAAAGCCCAGAAAGTGACTAAAAATGTCAGTGATTCTGTTAAGTCTGAAACATCAAAAGTCAAACAGGCTATGAAAATGAATGATGCAACAGAGTCAGTGAAAAAGCAGGTTTCTGTGTTCCAGAAAATGAAACAGGCGATTACTAAATATCAGGTGAAGGCCGGAATAAAAGTGCCTACACAGGATTTTCAGGAATTGCAGTCTGGTATGAAAAAGGCAGAAGGTACGCTTAGTTCTTTAATTGCAAAACAGGAAAAGTACGAAGCAATTGGTGTGAAAAAGAACAGTTCAGCGTGGAAGTCATTACAGTATGACATTCAGGGAGCCAAAAATGAGATTGAAGGGTACAAAAATGAAATGGCTGAAATGCAGTCAAACGGTACTGCATTTACAAGGGGCTATTCTATACCGAAAGAAATCTTTAAAGGAATTGGTAAAGGTGCGTTAGGTCTTGGAAATTTGGGACTGAATGCTGCTCAAAAGGGCTGGGGTGGTTTGAAAAAGATTATTAGTGGTACAGCGTCTGCATTGACGAAGGTAACTACAGTTATTAAAAGAACATCTGGTGCATTCGCCGCACTCATACAGAAGTTTACAAGCGGTATTCCTATTTTGCGAAGGTTCACAGGTGCAACAAAATCAGCATCTGGTGGACTGGGCGGAGGATTCAAAAACATTCTCAAATATGCGTTCGGTATCAGGTCACTATTTGTTTTGGTAAACAAGCTGAGAAGTGCGTTAATAGATGGATTCAAAAACCTAGCACAGTACAGTGGTGAGACAAATAACAGTATTTCAATGCTGATGTCTTCCCTGACGCAGTTAAAAAATGCTTTTGCGGCAGCATTTGCACCGATATTGAATGTGGTAGCACCAATACTGAATAGTCTCATACAGAAGATCATTTCAGTGGTGAACACATTTGGTCAGTTGACGAGTGCATTAACAGGAAAAGGCACTTATATCACTGCAAAAAAGGTTCAGCAGGACTATGCAAAGAGTCTGAATAATAATGCATCATCTGCAAAAAATGCGCAGAAGGCAAACAAAGACCTGCAACGTACCATCCTTGGATTTGACCAGATCAACAAAATGGATGACAACAGCAGCTCTGATGATAGCGGTAATAATGGAGCCGATACATCAGGTGGCTTATCACCATCTGATATGTTTGAGACAAAAGAAATTCCGTCAAAAATCAAAGGACTGGCCGACTTGATCAAACAGGCATGGAAAGAAGCTGATTTCACAAAGATAGGTGAGATGGTCGGTGAAAAACTGAATGCCGCATTGCAGAGTATTCCGTGGGATAAGATCAAGAACACCTGTAACAAGATTGCAAAGAGTGTTGCCACTTTCCTGAATGGTTTCCTTGAAACTGTCGATTGGAAACTGGTTGGTAATACCCTTGCACAAGGTATCAATACCGCTTTTGGTATGGCAAATACATTTGCCGAAAACTTTCACTGGAAAAGCCTGGGGGATGCAATCGGCAATGGTATCAACGGTGCGCTGGGTGGCCTTGACTGGAATTTGATTTACTCTACTGCTGAAAATTGGGGAAAGGGTATTGCAGAAACTTTAAATGGTGGAATCACTACCATAAATTGGGTTCTGGTAGGGACAACTTTAGCAAATGGCTTAAATACAGTATTCAAATATCTATCCTCATTTACTCGGACATTTCAGTGGAAGACTCTTGGAGATTCTGTTGGAACCGGAATAAATAGTGCGCTAAGCGGTATTAATTGGAATCTCATACGAAGCACAACTAATGGTATCGCAAAGGGTATCACTGATACACTAAATAGCTTCATTCAGACAACTGATTGGGCTTTAGTTGGTCAGTCTTTCGGTAATGGTATCAATACCATTTTGGATTTCTTTCATACCGGTATTAATAACTTTGACTGGACTGGTGCCGGGTTTGCTATTTCTGAATTTATCAATAATGTTTTCCAGACTATTGATTTTGTCAATATCGGTCAGACATTATCTGATGGAATTAAAGGAGTATTAGACCTTGGTATTACTGTGCTGGAAAACACTGACTGGGGGTTAGTTGGTGAGAAGGTCTGGGACGGTTTAGCCGCCATTGATTGGAATGGAATAGCTGACAGGTTATTTGAGTTAATTGGTGCGGCGTTGGGTGGTTTAGCCGCATTTATTGGCGGTTTTATTTCAGACGCTGTTACAGGAGCAAAGAAATATTTCCAGAAGAAAATTGAAGAATGTGGTGGCAATATTCCGTTAGGTATTCTGAAAGGGATAAAAGATGGAATAATTGGCATTGGTGGATGGATAAAAGAACATATCTTTACACCATTTATAAAAGGGTTTAAAAATGCCTTTGGTATTCACTCACCATCAACTGTCATGGCAGAGCAGGGTACTTATATTATCAGTGGTCTGCTTAAAGGTCTGAAAGATAATTTACAGTCACTTTTATCCTGGGTAGAAAAACTTCCAGGATGGATTAAGGACAAGCTGGGAAATGCGAAAGAATGGCTGAAAGAAAAAGGCAAAAATGCCTTGGAAGGACTAAAAACCGGATGGGAGTCTGTAAAGGAAAGCACTGTTGGACAGACAGCATCTAAGATTGGAAGTTATATCAAGACTAAAGCAGGTGATGCAAAATCCTGGATTAAATCAAAAGGTTCAGATGCTATTACTGGTTTAAAGACTGGCTGGGAATCTGTAAAAGAAAGCGGATTTTTGAGGTATGTTGGAAAGATTAAGGATGAAGTATTTACCAAGATTGGAAATCTGAAAGAAAAAGTAACATCAAAAGGAAAAGATATCGTGGGAGGTTTAAAAGGAGGTTTTAATGGTAACTGGAGTACATTTACTACGATTTTAAGTAATCTTCCAAACAAAATTTCGTCTGCAATTCCAAACCTATTTAATGTAGGTCGAAATGCAATACAGAATTTTGCAAAAGGATTCTCAAATTTCCATATCCCTATGCCGCATATCGGTTGGGACTGGTCTGGTGGATCCATTAACATTGGTAATTTTTCATTCTCACTTCCACGTTTCAATTTACAATGGTATGCGAAAGGCGGTTTCCCGGAAGCGGGACAGTTGTTTGTGGCCAATGAAGCAGGACCTGAGATGGTCGGTAAAATGGGAAGTCGAAACGCAGTAGCCAATAACAACCAGATCGTTGAAGGAATCAAGAATGGTGTATTTGAAGCTGTACTTGATGCATTCAACGCCAGCGGAATCCTTGACAGGGATGATGCTGAAAAAGATGTTACCCTTGAATTTACACTGAAAGCCGACAGCGAAACACTGTACAAGGTAGTTCGCAAAGGTAAAAAGAAATATGATTACCGTTTTGCGGTAACTGAGACAATTTGACGGGAGGTGTCACATGGACAACATTGTAATTAAAGTGGGCGGTGTGACACTGCCTAAAGAAGTGTCAAAGTTTAAATGGAAAAAGTCAGATGTTTCTGCAAAGAATGCAGGAAGAACACAGGATGTTAAGATGCATAAGAACAGGATCGCAAAGAAGCGCACCTTGAGCCTTGGCTGGGTAAATCTGACAAAGACCCAGATCACGGCAATCCTTCAGGCGTTTGATCCTGAGTATGTGATGGTTACATACTGGGATCCTTTGGAAGGGCGGGATGTGACAAGGGAGTTTTATACCGGTGACATGGAAGCAGACGTGAAATGGTGGGCAAAAGGTCATGAGCGTTATTCCACACTTGATTTTGACGTGATTGAGAGGTAATGACAATGATTAATGTATCAGCCGCATTCAAGACGGCATTGGAAGATGATAACAGAAATTTTTCAGGATCCTGTACAATTACATTAGCGTCCGGTAAGGCAATACCTATTAATGATAGTCAACTGTGGGAAAATGGATTTATGGTTGATGATTCTACATCCAATACAAACGGTTTTGATATAGGTTCAGCAATCGTCCAGAAGTTCACTTTAAGACTGAACAATATGTATGATGATTTTACAGATTATGATTTTACAAATGCTGTGATTTCAGATGTAAAAGTATCATTAGACTTAGACGGTAAAACAGAATCAGTTAATAAGGGCGTTTTTACAGTAGATGATCCGAGCTACGACGGTGATATCATCACGCTTGAATGCCTGGATAACATGCATAAATTTGATGTGAGTTATGAAAAAAGCAATCTTACTTATCCAGCTACACTTTTGCAGATCATACAGGATGCATGTAGATGTTGCGGTGTGACTTTGGCAACTGATTCTTTACAGTTTGAACATTATGACTATGCTATTTCGGATAAACCTGACGATTCTACAATGACTTTCCGGGATGCCCTGACATGGGTTGGACAGATTTCAGGACATTTCTGGAAATGTAATAAAGATGGACAGCTGACAGCCGGATGGTACAACATGTCAGATCTGACATCCGGCAAGAATATACATACCTTACAGACTAATGTTGTTGCAGATATAACTGCCGATACAGATGATGTAGTAATTACATGTGTAAGGGTTGTTACAGACGGTGGAGAATCTGGACAGGTAACTTATCAGTCTGGATCGGATGGATATGCTTCTGTCATTGATGGGAATAAATTCATCAACAGTACCAACGCTGCTGAAATAGCGTCTATGATTGGTGAGCGTGTTGTTGGATTGAGGTTCAGACCAATGACTGTCAGTTCATTGCAAGACCCTACGATTGAAGCGGGGGATGGAGCAATAGTATATGACCGTAAATTAAAGTCATATAAGACTTTTTTCACTAATGTTGTATTTTCTATTGATGCTGATAATCAAATGTCAAATGACGCAGAATCAGCGTTACGGAATAGTGCAGAAAGATTCTCGGAAGCAACAAAAATCTATCAGAATGTAAGAAAGAACATCAATAAAAATAAATCAGAATGGGAAAATGCCTTAGAGAATTTAAAAAAAGCTATGGAATCCGATAAGGGATTATACCCTGTAATAAAGACGAATGATGATGGGGGTAAACAATACTATCTGTGTGATCATGCGACACTGGAAGAATCCAGCGTTGTTTTTGAGTTAAATGCGAAGGGCTGGGCTGTCTCTACGGATGGTGGAAAAAAGTGGAATGCAGGTCTGACAGTAGACGGTACAATGATAACCAAAATCCTGAACAGTATCGGAATCAATGCTGACTGGATCAATACTGGAGCATTTACAGTATTAGACCCTAAAGGACATATTATGTTTAAGGCTGACACCGCAACCGGACGGGTCGATATTGTAGCAAATTCTTTTTCGCTCAAGGGGAAAACAATTGAAGATGTAGCAGGAGTCGCTGCGGAATCTGCCGCAAAATCTTATGTAGATTCTGCCATACAGGATAAAACAGGAAACTGGTATGGAAACTATACACCGACATTATCTAATCAGCCTGCATCCAGTTGGAAAGCAGCTGACTATGAAAAACACAATGGCGATACATTTATCAATCCGACTACAGGTGATGTCTATGTATTTAGCACAGGTACGGCTGGCTTAGAGATCACTTTCAACGCTTCATGCAAAACAGAGTCAGTAACTTATGACTACATAGAAATTTACTATGATGATAACGGAACAAAGAAAGCCTTGCCTAAGATTGGCGGTTCGTCATTCGGTGGAACAAAGGTTCAAGTACCATCTACAACATTTTGGTTGTACTGGAGAACAGACAGCTCAAGTTGCTCTTTCTATGGCTTTAAGATAGATTCCATTAAATCCGTAGCGGTCGATAAGTCAAAAATAAGCAGTACGACAAAGTCATTACCATCGTATTCTGTAACAAATGTGTCTGGAAGTAATTACCCGGAATCACCTAATCATGGTAATTATGGTAATAACATCAATATGCTCTGGAAGTACACAGGTACACAGACCAGCGCTACGGCACAATGGGTAAAAGTTACAAAGGTGGATGCTTCGGAGATCATAAAACAGTTAGATCAGGAGACTATCTTTAATCTATTGACGAACAACGGCGAAGCAAAAGGAATATGGCTGAAAGATAAGCAGTTATATGTTTCGTTCACATATGCGCAAGGTGGAACACTTAAACTAGGTGGTGCCAACAACGATAATGGTACAATGCAGATTCTAAATTCTTCAGGCGGTGTTATTGGTTCGTGGGACAAAGATGGAATAGTAGCAACCAAAGGAAAGATTGCTGATTTTAGCATAGAAAACGGAGGGTTATATAAAGAAAAGGATGGAATACAGCAATCTTTTGGAACAAGCGGTGCAATCCTTTCGATGTTTAACCCCAGTTTGCGAAAATGGATTATGTATCTTAGTACTGACGGAACAGCTGTCTTTAACATGGACGCTAATTACACATCATCTGATTTTGCTTTTGGCGGATCAGTATGGTTTACTGGTGCTGGCGAATTCGGGGGGAAAGTTAGAGTTGGCGGAGACTTAACTGTATATGGAGATAAAAATCGTGAAGTCGACACAGAAAATTATGGCAGGCAGCTTGCATATTGTTACGAGACCGCAACGCCATATTTTGGAGATTTAGGACATGGAATGACAGATGAAAATGGTGTTTGTTTAATCGAGATTGATGATATTTTCAGAGAAACCGTAGGGGAACAAGAATATCTGGTCTTTCTCCAGCCAGAGGGAGAAGGTAACTTATATGTAAATAAGGCAGAAAAGTACTGTAATTATTTCATTGTTCGGGGGACTGCGAATCTTTCATTTGCGTGGGAAATTAAAAGTATCCAGAAAGAAAAGCAATTTACGCGTTTTGGTACGGATTCTGAAAGAGGGATGCTTGATATTGATTATACTGATTTGGAAGAAACATTGATATCAGATATTAACAATCCACTTATAGAAACGGAGGAAATGTTATGGGAAAATTAAATAAACTTACAGGAATAGCTTTGATGACTACAGGAGAAGGGGACAGAGTCGCATATACATATTCTGTTATTGATGAAGAAGGAAACCTTATTAGTCCTAACAATAAAGGAAATTTTATAGCACTTGATGCAGAACTCATAAATCATATCCAAGCAATTAGGGATTTTGTAAATACCAATAAACTTCCTAAAATAAATATATAAGCAGATCCGAAAGGGCCTTCTTATTATACTTGAAATTGCGCCGGCGCAAAAAGAAGGTGATATAAAAATATGAACAACATCATAACAGCAACATTTAACGATTACACATATGCGAGAACAACATCCCTCTGGCAGTATGACTATGGCCAGATACTGCAGATAGAAGGAATTACTCTTCCTGCAACATTTGAAGTCCACTTTTCTAATCAGGACCAGGAAGGAGAATCTCTGATTCAGATCGGAGCCGTACAAGACAAAACTGCACAGGTACAGATTCCTGACAGCTTCCTCCGGAAGGCCGCAGGAGGCAATTACAGTATCTATGCATTCATCTATCTTACAGATACTGAATCTGGAGAAACAAAATACAAGATTACAATCCCGGTCCGGGCAAGACCAAAGCCAAACACAGATCTTGTAGATGCACCGGAGGAAAAGAAATTCTTCCGGGAGGCGATAGAAGAAGTAAACAATGCTGCTGATCGGGCAGAGAAAGCCAGCCAGGAAGCAAAAGATTCTGTAGAAGAGGTTTCAGAGAAAAGCGAACAGGCAAAGAAAGAGATAGACGATTATGTGAAAGAAAAACATGAAAGTCTGAAAGGCGATACAGGAAATGTTTTCTTTGCAGCTTTTAAAGTTGTCAAGGGCCGTTTAAAAATGTATTCAGACCCAACTATTGATAAAGTGAATTTTAAACGAATCGGATCACGTTTGAAATACCGGCTGAAAGTTTGAGGAGGTACCGGATGTCAAATACAGTAAATAATTATACAGAAACAGATTTAGGAAATATCTCCTTAAACCCACGAGGAGAATATGATAACTCAGCTGCGTATGAATATCTTGATACAGTTTCATATCGGGGCGGCTCATATTTCTGCCTGGCAGAACTGGAGACAACGATCACCGGAATTGCTCCTGATGCGGGACGCAATTCGGAACATTGGCAGATGATAGCAGCACCCGGAGATATGACACCGGAATACACTGCTGCATATAACGATGTGATTAAAAAAGCCGTACAGGTAGAAACATCCAGAGCAGCAGTAGAGCTGGCACAACAGGAAATAGAAGCAGTCCAGACAGATGTGCAACAGTTACATTCCGATACAGTCCAGGCGGTTCAGGAAGCGGAAAATAGTAAAAATAGCGCTGCGAATTCTGCTCAGAGCGCAGAACAGTCCAGAAAGACAGTATCTGAATCTGAGCAGAATATCAATGGACAGATTGCCGGTTTTGACAGTAGAGTGTCCGAAGCGGTTGAACAGTCGAAAGAAGAGATTAATACTACAAAACAACAGGCAATAAATACAATCACCAATCAGCAGGATGCATCGGTCAACATCGTAAAAACTGAGGGAGAAAAAATTATAACCAGAGTGGGGAATGATGCTAAAACCGTTGCGGATGATAGAGCAACTGTAGAAGAAGCCGCCCAAACTGTTTTGAATAATGCTCAGGAAGTAGCACAAAACACTCAGACTGTTGCCAGTAATACGGAAAATGCTGCTGCATCAGCTGAAAGTGCAAAGACTTCTGCTGACAATGCGGTCCAATCTGCAAAAAGTGTAGAGGATGCATCAAAGCAGATCGAACAGAATAAAAAGGATGTTGCTTCACTGAAGGAAGATATAGAGAGCATACAAGAATTAGACAGAATTTATGATGGTGTTGATCTTTCAATTAAGTTTGCAGAAGAAATTAAAAAGTATTCTGACATCTGGCAGTGGATCAAAGCTAGAATCAAGGCAGGGAACTTTGCGGGTATTCATGTAAATGATTTTATCCGCTGGCAGACCACAGATAATAAATGGGTTGAGTCACGCGTCGCAGGTATCAACACTTATAGGAGATACGGTGACCGTGAAGTGCAAAACCACATTGACTTTATCAGTAAAGACCTGTGGCCGACACGGCACATAATGAACCCAGTAGATTACAACAATGGTATTATTCCAACTGAGAACCTGTCCGGTGACGGCACGAAAACAGCTTTTGTACTGACAAACGAAATGGCAGCTGTCGCAAGCGTGACAATCGGGGGCACTGCTACAACAGCGTATACCTATAATGCAGATACGCACACGATCACATTTACCGATGCACCAGCAGCAGGTACAAACAATATTGTAGTAACCGGAACTGGTTCCGAATATCCATGGTTGGCTTCAGACCTGTATTTGTATGTAAACAGCTTAAAAGGACACGTGGCGGGTGGTACAAGTAAAACATCACCTGTAAAATTGGTAGATTACACTAATGATGGTATCTGGTCGAAACTTCCGGAAGCCTTAAAGTCTGTAATTGTGACCAAACATGTATTACTTCCTCAGCGATATTCAACATCCGGGGTGTTATCAAATAGTAATTTCTCGAGCGGGCAGGATATAGGTAAGCTCTGGATTCCATCAGAAATTGAGGTGTACGGATGCGGTATATGGGCTGATAATCTATGGGATAAGAGTGGATTTGTCCAGTATCCAATATTCAACTGCAATATGAGGCGCGTAAAAGGACTTGGTGACGGGGGTGACCGCGACTATTGGTGGCTGATTTCTGCTTGCGCTAGCGTCGCCAACCTGTTCTGCCGTGTCGACCGCTCCGGTCTTGCCAACAGCACCTCTGCTTCAAACGTCTGGATTGGGCTGCCCGTCTGCTTCCGTATCTCATAAAAAAGGAGAAAAATATGAATTATTCGGCAGAAATCACAGCATTAAAAGGTTTATTATCAGACACAGATTACAAAGCATTAAAACACGCTGACGGAGTGATAAGCCATGAGGACTATGAGCCTATTAAAAGGCAGCGCGAAGAATGGAGGAAACTTATCAATGAATATGAAGAAAAGATTAATATGAGCGATGAAACTAATTAACTAAAGCATCACACATGAAATATGCGATTAAAAAAGTAGAGAGCAGAAATGCTCTCTTTTTGCTTAGGAGAAATTTATGAGAAGAATCAGAGCAGAACCGAGAGGTTCCTTTTATTTTATCTAAAATTGCGCTGGCGCAATTGCCAGAAAGGAAAAAGAAATGGAAACAATCATTTCAGCCTGCATCAGTGCGGCGGTTACATTAATTGTATGTGTGATCAGCAATAATGCACAACAGGAAAAGACACGAACTCTTATGGAGTACAAGCTGGAAGAGCTGACTAAAAGAGTAAATGAACACAATAACCTTATCAAAAGAACTTATGCTCTGGAAGAAAAAATGAGTGTACATGAGGAACAGATTAAGGTTGCGAATCATAGAATAGAAGACCTGGAAAGAAAAGGAGAATGATTATGGAACAGATCACAAACTATGTAAAACCGGAACTCATCGTAGTAGCTATTGCCTTATATTTCGTAGGAATGGCACTCAAACAGGCACAGGCAGTAAAGGATAAGTACATCCCGCTTATCCTTGGCGGAATCAGCATTGCAATCTGTGCAATCTATGTGTTTGCCACCTGCACCTGCGGGACCGGCCAGGACGTTGCGATGGCAATATTTACAGCAATCACGCAGGGAATTCTCATTGCGGGACTTTCTACATACGTAAATCAGATCATTAAACAGACAAATAAGGACGAATAATTCAGGGGATGAGTGATCATCCCTAATCCCTATTTTCTCTGTGAAAGGAGACGGACATGGAAATAAGAGGAATAGATGTTTCAGCATGGCAAGGAGCAATCGACTGGGATACCGTAGCAAACTACGGAATGGACTTTGCAATGCTCCGGATTACAGAAGCCGGAAACGTGATTGATAGCTGCTTTGAGAAAAATTACTCCGGATGTCAGAAACATAACATTCCAACCGGAGCATATAAATACAGTTATGCCATGACAGTTGCGGAGATACAGAGCGAAGCCAGAAAAGTAGTGGAAGTTTTGAACGGGCGAAAACTGCAGTATCCGGTCTGGCTGGATCTGGAATGGAATAATCAGAGAAGCCTTGGAGCTGAACAGATCCATAAATTGGCAGAAGCGTTCGAAAAGATTATCACGGCAGCGGGATATAAATTTGGTATTTATTGCAATGTGGACTGGTACCTGAATGTAATCTGCAGCCATCTGAAAAAATATGATTTCTGGATCGCACGTTATCCGGCATCAGATAACGGTACTTTACAGGAACGACTCCGGCCGGACTTTGGTGTGGGCTGGCAGTATTCCAGTAAAGCAAAGATACCTGGCATCAGCGTAACTGTAGATAGAAATATATTTTACAAAGATTATAACGAAGCAAAAGATATAAAAAAGGAAAACACAGTCATGACAAAGAGTGAAGCTATCAACGTAGTTCTGGGAATTGCAGAAGAAGAGATCGGGTACCTGGAAAAGAAAAATAACAGTAAGCTTGACAGCAAGACTGGAAATGCCGGATCAGCAAACTATACAAAATATTGGAGAGATATAAAACCATCCTATCAGGGGCAGCCCTGGTGCGCAGCGTTTATCTCCTGGTGTTTCATGAAAGCTTTTGGTCTGGATAATGCAAAGAAACTCTTAAAACACTGGCCGTATGTATACTGCCCAACCTTAGGCGTCTTATTTGTAAAAAATGCCAATCCAAAAGTTGGAGATATTGTTATATTTAAACACGGCGATACATTTACCCACACCGGCTTTGTAACAAAAGTAGCCGGAGACAGGTTCTGGACGATTGAGGGAAATACTTCCGGAGCATCCGGTATCGTGGCAAATGGTGGTGGGGTGTGCCAGAAGAGCTATTACAACAGTAATCTTCCGGGGACAAAATTTTGTACACCGGACTATTCAATTGTTTTATCTGCAGATAAAGATGAAACAGACAAGACAACAAACCCAGAAGGAGGCAGCTACATGTTTAACCCAGAGACAGTAAAAGCAGGAGACAAAAATACATCTGTGCTTCTCTTACAGGAAATATTAAGAGCCAGAGGCTTTAAAGGCAAAAACGGCAAAGCCCTGAAACTTACATGGACAGCAGATGCAAACACGATTTACGCTCTGAAAGCTTATCAGGAATCCAGAAAAGAAGTTCTGGAAGTGGATGGTATTTGCGGATCTGCTACTTGGAAAGATTTAATTGCGATTTAAAGTAAATATAAATAAAAAAAGAGTAAGGGTACAATGAGTACCCTTACCCATAAGATATTGTATCATTTTTCGGTATTTTTATATTATAGGGTATTGCTATCCGGGCCACCGGAGTGCAGTACCCTATAATAGACCTGCAAACCCAGTGTTTATGTGGGTTTGCGGGATTTTCAATTCTGAAAAAATATTACGAAAGTGTTAAAATGACCGAAATGGCACTTTTTATAGAGGTCTGAAATTCAGGAAATAATGATGTCAAAAGACATTTTCCCGGATTCTTTATCATATATGATCTGCTCTACAACACTTCTGATCAGATTTCCCTTTTCTTCATAACCTACGTCTGGATTCTTCAGGACGTCCGCAACAGAACGGATCTCTTTCAGGATTTCTTCTGTATTAGGTTGTTCTGACTGTTCTTCCTGTAATAGCTGTGAAAGGGCAGCAGTCAATTCTAATCGGTCTGATACCAGACGGTCCTTATTACTCTTATATTCTTCCAGAGTATCTACGCCTGCCTCATAAGCCTCTTTGATTCTGCTTTCTCTCATGGTGAGCTTATTGATCTCTCTTTGTAACTGTTCGATCTGCAGTGAATGATCAGTTTTTTTCTTTTTACATACATATGTAAATTCTGCTCCATCTAAGATCTGATCAAAATAACTTATCACAGCTTCTTCAGCCTTTTTGACTGATAAGGCAACAGAAGTCTTATGAAATCCCTTCGCGTACTTCCAGCACTGGAAATAAGGACACTTATTATTGCCGGTATAAGAAAGCGTGGCCCCGCAGACAGAACACTTTAAAAGACCGGATAGCCAGTGCTTACAGGCAGAGACATTCCGCGCCTTGACTGGGCGTTTCCGGGAAGTGATCAGCTTCTGACGTTTTTCGTACCGTTCCCTGGAAAGACGTACTTCATGGCTTCCTTCAAATTCCACTCCGTTCCAAACAACAGTTCCGCAATAGAAGGGATTTCCAAGAATCCGGTCAACGCTGCGCCGCTCGAAGAGTTTTCCGCGTTTTGTCCGGTACCCGAGATCATTGCAACGCCTGGCAATAGCTGTCTCATCTAAGTTCTGATTATCATACAGGTCCATGATATAAGAGACAATGGCATATTCAGCTTCATTAATGATATAAGGCTTTCCATGTCCAACTGCAGTATAGCCAAGACAGGGAGACGTCTGATAGCCTTTTTGCAGGGCTTTTTCTTTCATACCACGCAAGACCTCACCCGACAATCGAATGGAATAGTATTCATCCATCCATTCTATGATACGTTCGATCAGGCTACCGAAAGGCCCCTCAATCAGTGGCTCAGATACACTGATCACGTCTACATTATCCTTCTTGAGCATACTCTTGTATACGATCTGTCTCTTATACACATCTGACGCTGCCGACGATCGCATAAGTGTA